GCTCAAGTCCGGCTCGCCGGATGCCTCTAACAATTCCTCTTCCACAACAGCGTCTTCATCCATTTCCATTCCTCCTTCTGCCATATCGATTTGGCCGCCGGCCTTCTCGAACTCGTCAAGCGCCTTGTCCACGTACCAGTTGATCGCCCGCGCCTTGGGGTTGGCCGGCACGGCCACGAGCGAGACTTCCACCAAGCGCATCTTGAGTATCAGCCGCGCGTACTTCTTGAGCTTCGGCATCCATTCCTTTCGCGCCTCTAAGATCTTTCCGCGCACCGAGAACTTGTTGAGCACGCCTTCCTTGACCTGCTGCCAGATGTCGGGCACGGTCTTCGAGATCAGAATCTTCAGGAACAGGCCGCCCTTGCGGGCCTTGGATTGCAAGACCCTGCCGACGGCCTCGTCCGGGTTGTGGTTGTGGAGCACGGTCGAGTTCTCAATCAGGTCCTTGGCCGAGCCGCGGATCGCGTCCTCGGTGATGATGTCCTCCTGCATGTCGAAGTCGCTGGTGGCCGCGTAGCCTTCCACGATCCAGTTGCCCTCTTCCTCGTAGGCCTTCTCGATTTCAACCGGGTACTCGAAGTTCACAGGGAGCATACGAGCGCCTCCTCCTTCTCCACGCGCGGCGCGGCCTGGGTGCGATGCACATGCCAGTTGGAGTTCTTCTTCTCCAGGAGCCACATGCCTTTCAATGTCTTGCCCTTGAACTCAATCTTCACGAGCGCGGGCTGGTCAACTAGGAGGCGGCACTTGCCCTTGTCAACCACCTCCACAAACGACGGCGTGTCCTTGGTAGGGTTCATGAACGACCCGGGCGGGTAAAAGCCCTCTGCCTCGAGAGCGCGCTTGTCATCGTCTCGCTTGAAGTAGCCGACTGTCTCCTTGGCCTTGGTGATGTCATGGTCAAGCACCCAGTGCCGGAGCGACTTCTCGCCCGCGTCAATACGCAGGTCGTAATGCCACGTGGTCGGGCCTGAGCGCACCGGCTTCTCGCCGCGCTTTCGGAAGTAGTGGTACTGGAGAACGAAGCGGGCCGAGCCTTCACTCAACTCGATCAATTCCATGTCGGCGCTCTTCTTGATGCCTGCCGACGCCACGAACAGGCGATTGCGCTTCTGCCACAAGCCCCGGTACCGTGTCTCCGGAATCTTCATCTTGAAGAGCCGCCCCGCCTTTGATAGCGCCCGCCTCGCCCGGGCCGAGTCGGTGTAGACCACCACGAATTCACCCTTGAGCTTCGTGATCGCCTCGGCGACCTCCTCCGGCGGGATGCCCTGGCCGTGCGCCCACTCGTCCACGTAAGGCGGGTCAATGAAGAAGAGTGTGCCCGGGCCGTCGAATTCCGCGAGCGTCTTCTTCCAGTCCTGGTTCACGATGCGAGCGCCCTTAAGCCGCTCCTTGAACTTCCACAGGTCGTCAAGACTGTAGGTCTTGCCGTCGCTGATTGTAGAGAAGCCGCTCGCCTTGGGCTTGCCGCCCCAGGTGCACTGCCGGCTGTAAACGTGCTTCCAGAACCGCTCCGCGTCCGAACTTGGCTTGCATTTCTTTACCCGCTCAAAGCCTCCACGTGAGACCGTCCAGGGGAATCGCTTGAGCGATTCGAAGCCCTGTTTGCTCAAGCGCTGGATGTAGCACAGGGCGAACACGACCTCGGGATCGGTGTCCGCGAGCAACTCCTCCTCTGCCGGCTCCTTGGCAAAGAACACCGCGGCGCTCCCGCAGAAAGGCTCTGCGTACCCCTTATGCTGCGGAAGGCGCTTGGCAAGAGCGGCCGCGTACTTGGACGAGCCGCCCCACTGGTTGAAGGGAACCCGCCTGCGCTTTTCAAATTCGCCAATATCAACATCCGCTTGCTTCTCAACTCCAAGCAGTTTCACTTCCCCTTCATCAACCGCCTTGACAAGCGCGTCCCGCATCTCCCGTCGCTCGGACTCGCGCTCCATCTGCCAGTAGCGGAAGTCAGGAGGCACCTTGGATCGGATTGCCTTCGGTAACGCCGAGAAGCCTTTCGGCGGGACCCAGCCGTCCTCAACCGCGCGGTCGGAGAGCACGTAGGGCGTCTGGTCAATGGGCTTGATGAGGAGCCAAGCCGCTTCACTGCGGAACCTGGTCTCGGCTGCCGGCAACACGATCTCTCCCTTGTCCTTCAAGAACTCCCAGTAACCCGCATCCCAGTCTTCGCGCTCGATGTCGGGATCGTGCGCGATGTACTCCTTGATAAGCCCGGGCGAGAATGCCTTGCTCTCGTCTTTTCCCTTGATGTCTGCCACGCGGAGTTGCCTGAAGAAGATGCGGTAGCTAAAGCCGCCTCGTTGCTTGTCCGACTGCGGGAAGTACTCGTGGAACCAGGGCTTCTGGCCACCGTACTCGCACGCGCCCTTGTCAACGATGCGGAACACGCCAGGGTATTCCTTGGTGGCTCCCACGCTCCCGGGCTTAACTACTCCCTCGATATCAAGCCATGCATGCGGCTCCACCGCCTTGCGCTCGCTCACTATCTCCACGTCCACCAGCGCCTCCGCGCCTTCCTTCTTGCGCTTCTTGAACTCGCCCGTGCCCCAGTTGATCTTGGAGTAGTCCTCGGTCTTGAGCACCTTGGCCTGCACAAGCGTCTCCACCGGCTCCTTGATCCCGCCCTTGATGAGCGTGTTCAAGGTCCAACCGATCAGGTCCTGGTTGCCAATGCTCTCGATGCGAAAGTCCGCGTGCATGGACTTGCCCCGGAAGTGCTCCTGCACCACGTACCGGTGAGTCTTGTCCTCGGACGGCAGTCGCATGTAAGGATCGGCCTGCTTGTCCAAAGCGCCCTCGGCCTTGGCCACATAGAGATGCTCGCGCTGGTGATCGTCCCGCGAGCCGAACCCGCTCGTCTGCGTGTATGCCACGCGGTATCGCTTCATGGTCCGCTTGTGGCGCGCGAGCTCCTTGCCGTACGGCACCACCTCGTTCGAGCTGGTCGAGATGAAGATGTGTTTGCAGCTCTTGCACAGCCGCTCCAGGATGGACGGGATGTCCTCCGGCTTCAGGTTCGCTTCCTTCCACTCGCGGCCCAGGAGGAGCGAGTTCATGATCTTGTAGGTCTGGAAGTAATGGACGTAACCCTTGTCGCGCTTGAAGAACGGCGGGTCGAAGTAGACCACATCGGCTTGCGGGTAGCGCATGCGCTTGGCGTCGTTGTTCGTGATCTTGCCCTTGCCCGATACCTCGACGATGAAGCCGTTCACCTCTTTCGCGGCCCGCTCGATCACGTGCTTCACCGCGTCTTGCGATTCGTAACGAATGGTCGAGTAGCCGGAGATCGAGTCCGAGTAGAGTGTCTGAAGCACGCGCGAGGCCACGGCCTTGGCCGCCCAGCCCTTCGCGCCCTGCCATTGCCGCGCCTTCTTTGCCAGGCCGTCCAGGTAGCGCCGGATGTGGCGGGGACGAGGGTAGACTCCCTTCCAACCGGTGGTGAGCCAGCCGTCATGAGGCGTTGCGTTCTTGAGCTTCTCGATGTCGGCCTCGGAGAGCTGCGCTCCCTCGAACACTCCCTTCGAGTACCAGTAGGGCACGATGGAGAGGTCGTTGCCCTTGACGCGGTAGCCCTTGCGCGCGGCCTCGATCAGGATCGCAGAGCATCCACACATCGGGTCAAAAATACTCTTACCGTCATTCGGGAACTTACCCACGATGTACTTTGAGAGCCGACGCTTGTTGCCCACGTAATTCGCCTTCTCGAAGGCTTCGTCAATATCCCCATCTTGAATGTCCAGGTAAATCGTCTCGCCCTCCTCAGTGATTTCCTTCTCCTGGAACACGCGACCCTCCTTGGCCGAGGCCACGGCCTGCTCAACCGTATCCGGCTCCTTGCGGCCCACGAGCACGCCCATAACGCGAGGGGCCCAGCCACTTACCGAGACCGTGCCGTCCGGGCGGCGCACCAGGTTCAAGGTCTCGATCTCGATTTCGATGATGTCGCCCTTACCGGCCTTCGTGGTCGTGCTGAAGGTCTTGCCAGTCTCGATGAGGGTCTTCCCGCCAATCTTCACGGCGTCATCCTTGTGCGGCTTGAACTTCCCCGGGCTCACGCCGTAGCGGTAGTTGTAGGTGCCCTCGACCTTGGTCTCGATCCGCTCGATCACGATTCCGGCAATCACCGCGGAGTTATGGAATTTGATCTGCGCTTCGTTCCGGCCTTCGAGCGAGTAAGGCTCCTCTTCTTTTTTAGCCACGTTGCCCTCGGACCCGGGCTTCTTTGCCAGTTCCTCGGTGTGCTTATTGAGTTCATTCGAGTTCTTTGAGATCAATGAGGCCACGCGGTTCAGCTTCTTATTGGCGTCGGGCACGTCCATAGTGGATTGCCCGATCCCCAGTGCCTCCATGTATTGCTCGCGCTCCGCGAATGGCTTCTTGTGAATGTCCCCGGCGTCGGCGTCAACGGCCGCGTCCTTGGGCCCGCCCGCCGCGTAGACCACGTCGTAGACGTTCGCCACCAGCTCCGAGTCGTCCGGCTCGCCCTTGCCGTGGATGTAGCCGGTGACCGCCTCGCGCGGCAGGTGCTTGCCGTCGCGCCACATCTCGATCTCGGCAAGCAACACAAGGTCGCGCCAGGGCAGGACCCGCACCGCCTCCGCGATCCCAGGGAAGCGATCCGTGTTCTCCTCGCCGTCCTCGGAAAAGAACACGACACGGTCGCCCGACTTGTGAATTTCGTAGTTCGCGCCGTCGTACTTCTTGGTCGAATGCACCGGGAAGTCCTCGGCCTTGAACAGGCTCAGGAACGCCTCGATGCTTTGCCTCTGTTCGGGAAAGGCCCCCTTGACCGGCTTCATAGGGACAAAGAACCGGAAGAGCTTTATCTTGTCCTCCTTGCGCGAGCGCTCCGCTTGCTCTTTAAGCTCACGCGATGCCGCTCGCGGCTCCTGCTTCTCCATCTCCTGCACCCAGGCGATCAGTGGCGGCGGGTCTTCGGCAGAGTCTTCTTTTTCCAAGTCCGCATCGTTCGATTCGGCATCCATGCGGAAAACCTGGTTGTCCTCGTTCACGCGCTCGATGGTGAGGTCGTAAATGGGCACGTTGTCGGTGAAGGGCCCGTGGAAAGAATCGTAATGAAACTGCACGCGGTCCCAGAGCTTCTCCGGCAGGCTCCGCATGATGCGCCACTCAAGCACGTGCCTGAACTCCTCGGGCAGGTCCTCCGAGTCCTTTACCAGGATGTCTATGTCGCCCTCGGTCTTGCCGTGGATCACCAGGCCGCCGACCAAATAGATGTAAGGCTGCCTAAGCTTGAAGGTCTTGAGGTGGGGCAGGACCTCATTGAGCGTGATCGGCTCGCCGAGCTTATCTCCCGATGGCCGGACCTCCGCGTACTGTTTCAGGAACGGCTTGGTGTCCTTGTCCAGCTCATCACCTCTGTCGAAGTGCGGCAGACCCCGGCGCTTGAGTTCCCGCACGATCCGGGCGTGCAGGTTCACCATGTCCTCTGCGCTCCAACCCTCGTACTTCTGCTTCGTGGTCTTCAACTTGTGATACCGGTAGTGCAGGATCGCATCGTCGTACCAGAGCGCCTCTTGCGACATCTCCTTTACGTCGCGGTCCTTGTGGAGCTTCTCCACGTGCGCCTCCACGGCAGGCGGATCGAACTCGAATATGGCTTGTTCGGCTTGAGCCATACCTACTTCACCTCTTCAACACCACCACCGACCTGCAAGAGCCATGCAGAGGTGGAAGCGCGACCCCATGGTCCGCGAGCCAGTCGCTCGACTTGCCGCCGAGGTAACTGCGCCGGCCGCCGTTCTCGATGAAGAAGTCGTCCCGCTTCACGTCGTAGGTCGGCCAGGGCGAAATCTCCTCGATGGCGCTCGGTGGTCCGTCCAGGGCTTTCCTTACCTTCTCCATCACGCGCGGCACCGAGAACGTGCGCCCGTTCATCGAGCGGCAGATGCGTGAAGTGCGCTCGTCCATGACCGCGCGGAACACGTACTCGTCAACGCCCGCCGCCTCCATCGAGAACATCCCGCCCCAGTTGTTGGCGCGGCTCACGCTCGCCGCGGCCACGCGGTTGTAAAGCTCGAGCTTGCCGGGCATGTCCGGCGTGCCGATCATCAAGTCCCGCAGCCGCCTGCCGATTGCCTTCCGGCCCAGGCCTTCATCGAGACCTTGCACGATGGTCTCCTTGAAGCTCTCGCTCACGTGCTCGGGAAAGACCTTGCCGAGCCAGAAGCGATCATGCTTCACGAGCCAATCCACAGCCTCCTGCCTCGGCTTGTCGAACACCGTCTGGATGTTGCCCGGCACGCCGCGCACCGCCTGGCCGACCTTGAACGCCCGCTCCAGGTAGCGGCGAGTCGCCGGCTCCATCTCCGCGGCCAGCTCCGGCCCGAGGATGCGCTCGGCCTCTGCCATCACCCGGCGTAGCTCCCGGTCAAACTCCAATGACTCAATGCTGGCAATGCGACCATCGAGCACCGCCCGCAACGCCTTGGCATAAAGCTTCTGGAACCGCTCGATATCGGTCTCCGGGCTTTTGCGAAAACCCAGGTCGTCCACGATTCCCGTGATAAGGCCGTCCGCCTCCCGGAGCTCAGCCGTGCTTATGGCCGCGATGCCCGTCATCCCTGGCCTCCTCCGGCATCTGCGAGTTGCAGGACCTCGCCTTCACCTAGATCGTCCAGGCCCCGCTTCTTGATCTCCTCCCGGATCACGCCCTGCAAGGTGAGAAGCGATTCAATCAGAGCCTTGCCTGGCTCCTCGCCCATCATCGGCGGCCGCACCCCGCCTTGCGCGAGCGTGTCCAGTGAGAGCGGGCCCATCGAGGTCATCATGAACGGCACGTCCGCGCCGGGATGGTCGAGCGGCTTCTGGCCCATGGCCCGCCGCCCCTCGTTGATCGTGAGTACGCCAAGCTTCACGAGCTTCTGGATGATCTCCGCGACCTTGCCCTCGTCGGTCACGTCAATCTCCTTGAAGCGAAGCTCCCAGTCGCTGATCCCGAACCCGCGCTTGACCAGGAAGTTGTTGATCCGGTATTCGAGGCGCGTTTGTTTCGGCTCGATCACGTGGTACTTGAAAATCTCCTGCTGGGTCGCGCCCTCGCCCGCGCCCCCGAGGCCGCCTTTCTCGGTGAGGCCGATCAAGCGCCCGGGCACGCCGTGCGCCACGCGGATTTCCTCGGCGTTGTCCGTGCGGAACATACGGAACGACGCGTCCTTCACGTCCACCGACAGCGGCTTGATCTCAATGTCGACCTTTTCGCCCTCTTCCTGCACCACCTCCAGGATCAGCGTCTTGTGCGCGCTGCCCTTGATGTGCGTCCTGAAATACTCCTCGATGCGCTTCCTCGTGCCGCGCGCCAGCTCGCCGCCCTTAACGATGATCGCGTACTGCGGCACCGCGTTGTTTTCAAAGAACTGGATGTTGAAATCGCCCGCCTTCTTGTTGCCCACGAGCGCACGGAGCGCAGGCAGGAAGTCCGGTAGGCCGTAGTAGCTCGAACGCGGGTGATAGTTCTTGAGGTGAATGACTTCGTTCAAGAGCCGGCGCTTGCCATCGGTCCTATCCTTGTCGCGCGGGTCGAACGAGTCCGGGTCCTTGGGGTCGCTCCCGAAGTTGCGGAAGTAGACCATCTTGTTGTCGCGCTGCTGGATAAAGCCCTTCTTGTCCTTGCGCACGCGCATGGTCACCGCGGGCACGTGGAAGATTGCCTTGGGCGGGCCCTGGCCGAAGCGGTTGCGCACCACCTCGAAGTAGCCGTTGCCGAGAGCCTCGAAGTCGGTGAGCACGTTCTCCAGCACCTCGCCCCAGGTCATCTCGTCGTTCGGGTGGTTGAAGAACTCCTGGAGCTTGCGCTTGTGATCTTGGTCCGGCTCCTTCACTCCCTCCGGTGCTACGAAGTCGAACCCCAGCCCGGCCGTGCTGATCGCCTTGGCCTTCACGCACCGGTAATGCCAGGTGTTCACCTCCAGGAAGTGCGCCAACGCGTCCAGGTTGTAAGGCGGCGCCTTGGCCCCGGTCTTGTCGTAGTCCCACGTGTCTTCCGGCAACTGCGTGGACCGGCCGGCCGCATCCACTCGGCTCTCTTCGTCTCCGAGGATTTGGGCTTTTACGATGTTCGCCATTTAACTCCTTGCAATAGTTCGGTTTTCCCCGGATAAGCATCCACGGGATACACCTTGCCCGTAAAAGGGGGCTCCTATATTAAAAAAGGCATTCAGAACCAAAAACGGGGACACTTTTTGGAAAAAAAGTTGAAAAAAATTTAGACGCGCTGGCAGACTTTAAAAAGGGAAAGGGAAATTATTGAATAATGTCGGCCAGTTACGAGACAGGTATTAAATTTGACCTAGCGGTGTAGAAAGGGTTGTTGAGTATGCCGCGGGGGTTGAGAAAAGCCACTTACCACAGTCCTTTGTAATTTGTAATAGCTCAACATGTTGGATATGAAATTTTTTCTATACTATATGATTGACATTTCTAAGGTAGTGATTATAATAATTATTTAGCTGGCTGTTTTTCAATGTGGATTAGTAGTAGCCACAGGAATCTTATTTTTTAGGAGGTTATTATGGCTAAGTCAAGGAGAACAGGTTCAAAGGCAGGAAAAGCAGCATCAAAGGTTCTCAGAGATCGAAGGACAAGCAAGGCCAGCAAGACGGCGGCTGGCAGCGCTCTCTCACAGAGGGCTCCCAAGAAGAAGGGCTCCCAAGAAGAAGAAGTGAGATTAGCATCCTCAGTTTTTTCTTTGGGCATAATTGAAGCTATTCAAATAGCATAGCTCAGATGATAGCATCGTGCTTGGCGGGGATTAGCTGGCCGTCAAGCTGGATGTGGCCGGTGTAGAAGGGGTTATTGAGCATGCGTCCGAGGGTTGAGGGCCGCCACTTGCCGCCTAGCTTGGTGGGGATGTTTTCGGCCTGGAGGCGTCTGGCGATCCAGGGGAGGTTCTTGCCCTCGGCGTGCCAGGCAAAGATGCGCCTTACTACCTCGGCCTCCTCGGGCACTACCTGGACGGTGCCATTCTCGGCCCGCCGATAGCCGTAAGGCAACCAGCCGCCGGTGTAACCTCCTTCGCTCGCCTTCCTGCGCTTGCCCTTGGACAGCCGCTCGTAGATCACCCGGCCCTCGAACTCGGCCAGCGAGGCCATGATGTTCCTGAACAGCTCGCCCGTAGGAGTCGAGGTGTCCACGCCCTCACGCAGGAAGACCGTGTCAACCCCTGCAGCACGGAGCGCCCGGTCAATCTCGATCACGTCACGAACCGAGCGACCGGCGCGGTCAATGGACGGGAACACGGCCTTGTCGAACCTGCCCGCTTGGGCGTCGGCAAGCAACCGTTCCATCGCGGGCCTCTCCCTCTTGTACCCGGACACGCCGTTCTCGCGGTAGACCTCCACAAGCTCCCAGCCCTTGTACTCTGCAAACCGCTTGATCTCGTCCTCCTGCGCGGCCAGGCTATAGCCGTTCTTGGCGGCCCTCTCCTGGGACACGCGAACGTACCCTGCCGCCTTGGTCGGTGCGCCATTGCTTTCGTTCATGGTTTCAACTCCTCCAGGTCAACCTCCAACAGGATGTTACCCTCCGCGTCAACCAACTCGATATGGGTTGCCGCCTCAAGCGAATCCAAAGAGCCCCAGTGTGCGATGAACTTGGAAACTCTCATGCCCAGAAATCGAGCATAAGCCTCGATTTCGGCCTCCCTCTGGTCCGTGAAGATGGTCGGGTTGCGGCTCATGTCGAGGCCGCCTTTGAATTGCAGGTGGAGACCCCGGAGCGAGGTGGCAAACAGGATATCTCCCATCTCGCTGTCCGGTGTGGGATCGAGCACGACCCAAAAGTTATCATCCGGTCCGTATCGCATGATCGCCCTCCTTTCAGGGAGGGGATGAGGGCATGTTTTTCAAGGAAAATCAAGGGGGATAATGGCGAATTTTCAGGCAAAAAGGCTTTTCAAAATGAGGCTCGTCATATTTTGGGTGCAGCCGGGTCTGGCGGTGGCCGGATTTTCTAGTGAATTTTAGGGGAAGGGTTCATGGCAGGCTTGCGCATGGCCCGCCCGGGCTCAATGCGCTGTAACTCTTTGATCCGTTTAGCATTCCGTGCGGGCCGAGCCGCACCGTCAAAGACACCACGTATGGCAATGTCATGTTTTACCTCGATGGGATCGCCGCTCGGCAAAAGCCGGTCGCTACCTTTTCGATACTTACAGGCAAAGACGTCATATACCCGCCTTTCCCCTACGGGGAAAGAGTTCATTTCATCCACTTCGGTTGTGATAACTAATCAATACGTTGACCGAGAGATCCCCAGAATTCAACATCGGGAGGAATTGATTCTGGCCTAGCGATTCCTCTTTCATCCAAAATTAAATATGAGGCGCTAATAATCATATGTTGAGTAAATCCTATCATCATGCCAGCAGGCAGTGATTCCTCGAATCTTTTCCGGAACTGATTTATTAAGTATTGCACTCTATCATTACTGCGAGGGTGACTGCTCTTATAAGCGGTTCCTGGTTTCCAGGCAAGAGTTTCCCTGTATGAAAAATACGCAAATAATGTGATCGGAGCAGCCAACCAAGTCTCAGTAGGCATAACTGCCTCAGTTCTCATTTGATTTTGTTCCAGATGGTCATAAACGACAAGAAATATTGTAAAAGCGAGAATGTCTGCTTCATATTCTTTTTGTTGGCTACAAGTAAATATATCAACAGTGATATCGCTCTGACTCAGCTCTATTTTTTGAGTTTGTCCGATCTCAAGATGTCCTAAAATTATATGGGCCATTTCGTGAGCAAGAATAAAAAAGATCTGCCAATCTGTTAATTGCACAGACATTGTTAAGCCATATGGTTCACGGCAGGTATTCAAGAATATTGACATCGTATCTCCTGGTGTCAAGTTTTTTCATTACTGAGACAAATCCTGGCAAAAATCGTTTGCGGTTCGGGGTTGATGGTTGGCCCCCCCGGGGTCGGGACCTGGTCCGGGCGGGACGCCTTTCTTCT